TCAGGGAGCGCGCCGCGTTCAACGCGCCCTGCATGTATGCACGCAGGGCAACTTTCTCCAGAAGTTCGGTGTGCTCATCCATCAGTAACTCCCGTCCGGTTGGCGACGAAGTTCAGCTCCGTAAGCATAAGCAGGCACCGGATGTGTTCCGTGAATGTCGGATTCTTCGCCTTGGTGAACCCCTTGAAGAATCGAGTTCTTCAAGTAGCGGTGACCAAGCCGCCCCATCCAGTCACGGTCCATCAACGGGGTCATGGCGAAGTTGCGCATGACGAACTCCACGCGGGGAGCTCCCAAGACGACCTGAATGTCACGAAGACCACGAGCCTTCAACTCTGCCACGAGAGACGGCGTGATCTTCGTTCCGACCGTGTGATGGAACACCTCTTCCCCGAGGTACTCTCCCACTGCTTCGTCCAGAGGCTTGCGAGAAGTCTTTTCAGAGTACGCCTTCTGGAAGGCGTTGTAGTTGATCGGTTCGCCCTTCAGAAACTCCGGGTGGCGATCATCGACGTCGAGGAGACGAACAGTATTCATATTCGTCTTCGCGAGCAGTTCGAAGTGACGCCGGTCGAGGCGAACACCTTCGCTACCGTACACCCGATCGAGGGCGTTCACGAAGTACTGGCGCCCCGCGCCAATCCCCTTGTGTTGCACGAGCTTCGCAGGGTGAGGGATTCCGTTTGTCAGGGCGTCGCCGCTCTCGACGTGCTGGCCTTTCTTCACGATTACGGTGAGGCTGGGTCCCGCGTACGCCTTGGCGGTGTCCACCGTGATGTAGTGACCGCCCTGAGGTGCGGGCTCCACGTTCGTGATGACGCCGGTCTTGGGGGACAGCGTCGCCTCGTGTTGAAAGTTCTGGGGAATCTCCAGGAGTTGAAGTACGCCCTTGAAGCCTGAAGGTTCGAGCTTCTTCTCCTTGATGGTCAACACCGCGTGCTTCGAAGACAGGGCCATCTGTGTCAGAGGCTCAGTCATCGCCTGAGCAGAACGAACACCCACGTTGATGCCGATCGAACGGGGTTGCCCTTTCTCGTCGAGCCCCATGCAGTGCTGGCAGACACCCTGAGCGGCGGCACATGTCATGGGAGATCGCACGAGAAGATCCCGAACTCCTCGCGCGCGAAGGGTCTGTGCCACGGCGGGGGTCACGAGCGTGTTCCTCGGCAGCCCCGCGGACGTGTCGGCGACGTATCGATCCAGGACGTTCGGATCGTCCACGGGGATATGTACGCCTGCTTTGGTGCCGCAGTCGGATTGTGTGACGACCTTCGACTGAAGGTTCGCGACCATCACCTTGGCGAGCTCCCCCGGCTTCGCCACCGAGACAACGGTCGCGACGTTGTTGGCGCGCGCTTCAGGCGTTGTCGTCCAGTACTCGGCGGGAGAAAGTCCCTCCGAGTAGGATTTGCGGATCAAGAATGACCCCGGCCCCTTCTTCGGATCGTTCGCCACCAAGGGGGTGGAGACGATCTTCATGAGCTGCGCAGGGTTGCCGCGCGCGCCACTCGTCGCCATGTGGGTCATCGAGCCCTTGTGCTTGACCGTCAGATCGAGCAGGGACTTCTGGGCATCCACGATGGCCTTCTGCCGAGCCGTCGGGTCGGTGATCTTCTGGAGTTGCCGATCCGTGCGGTGAAGGATCGCGTCTCGGGCTTCGTAGTCAGGTTCGATGTCGTCGAGACCCACGCTGATGCCCTCGTGGGTGGCGATTTCGTCCCCACGGCGCTTCAGACGTTGGATGGTCTCGACGTACTTCGAGGGGTCGGCCTTTGCCAGCGTGACGAGCTGGTTGTGGAGCTGCTTGCTCGTGATGGGGCCATCGACGCGATACCCAGGGGGCATCACGTCGTTCACGAGGTAGTGGCCGACGGTGGTTACGTCACTCATGGATCAACCGACGGGCGGGTACATCCCGGCGTAGGGGTCCTGCTTCTTGATCTTCTCGTCGTAGAGCTTCTTCGCGCCATAGCCTGCGAGACCGAGCCCCGCGATTCCGAGGAGTCCGGAGGTTCCTCCTTCGTCCCAAAACCGGTTGAGAAAGTCCTTACTTCCCCCCGTCAGTCCGCGTTGAACTTTCCCGAGGAAAGGGAGGTCGTGGACCTTACCGGGAAGGGCGGGAGGAAGGCCCTGTGGGATTGCCCGGTAGCCCTGGTCGAAACCCTTGAGGAAGGACTCCCCTGCGTTTCCGAACGCTCGACCTGTACGCACGAACGTGTTCTTGATTCCGTGCCACAAGCCTGCATCGTCTGCGGGCACCAGTTGCACCGTATCGCTGCTGATCTTCAAGGCTGCTTCGCCGAGCTTGCTCAAGGCCATCACACACCTCCGTAGGAAGTCACGCTCTTGTTGCCGTCGGTGAACCCTGCGGAGACCCGATCCCCTGTTGAGACCTGTCCGCTAGCGGGGCCATCCGTCCAGAAGACGTGACGGTTACCGGTCTGCTTCTTCGTACGATCGAAGGAATCTCTTGTCGATCGGAAGAGGTTCGCGAGATTGTCAGCTTCGTTGTCGGGAGACTCTTCCTCGAACCCGAGGTCCCGCAAAGCCGCCACTTTTCCCGCCTCCCTCGTTCGAGCGAAGGCTTTGTTTACACGGGAAAGTACCCTGGACTTGTGGGGGGTCTCCCCCTTGAAGTCGCGCGCGGGATTCGACCGTGCCTTCGAGTCGGTCTCGATTTTCATCGCCGGTCGTTCGCTCATAGGGGGCTCCGAAGGTAGCGTCGAAGATCGTCAGCGTGCTGGCCGTCTTTCCACGCGCTGTCCTGGCAGAAGGAATCAAGAGACAGGTTGTTACCTGCGTAGGAACGGAGCAACCGCCAACCCCCTTGTGCCTGTTGCTCCATCTTCAGGAGTTCGAGCAGAGCGTCCTGGACACTGTTCGCGGGAGTCAGGCTTCCGAGGGTTACCTCCGCAGACTCGCCGAGAGCCGAAAGACGCTTCGCCAGTTCGTAGGCGTGCGTTCTTTCCTCCTCGATGTGCTCCTGGAAGTGCTTGTAGATTCCGTCCCGAGCGAGGTGCTGAAGCGTGTCCCCGTAGTTCACGTACGTCAGCATGAGCTGGTACTTGAGGGACAACAACTTCTTGAGTGTCTGTACCGCCATCCCGTAGTCAGCGTACTGGCCCTCTTCGTCGGAGATTCCGAGAGGGTCGGACTCGGGCGAGGATGTAGGGTCGTCCGTGACGCTGGAGTCCAACGTTCCGCTAAGAGCAGCGGCGATGTCGGCGTCCACGTCTTCGAAGTTGTCCGACATGGTCACGAGGGTTCACCGACTACGTAAGAGGGCGGGAGGGCTTCGAGCACGTCGTACTCGGGAGCTCTGTGGCTTGCGGACCCATCATAGGAGGCGATCTTCGGGGGATTCCGCACTTTCACCGCTTGATTGAGATCGACCTTCCCGGTCTTGTACGCGTGGATCAGGTCTTCACGCGTCTCGAACGTCTGAATCTTCCCGTTGGGGACTGGCACAGCCTTCGAGGCGTGGGTAATCCCGATGATCGCTTCGTGCTGCGGGATCACCATGAGCTTGTCCCGAGATTGGTCACTCAAGAGCTGATTGCTCAGGGTCATTTTCTTCACGTCCATCACGCCCTCGTTCGTCACAGGGGCGTGGACTTGCAGAGTGTCGCCGTCGTAGTCGAGGTTCAGACCCTTCTCAACGAGCGGATTCACCCGCAACGTCTTCCCCTGCACGGGGACGGCGTACGCTCCGACAACCGAGAATCGGTGCAGTGTGGGCGCTCGGTTGAAGTAGAACGGGGTGTCGCGGATCTCTTGTGCGAGAGCGGCTTTCGCCGACGGTGCCTTGTCGGTGACCAGCTTTCGCGCATCCAACGGGGAGTAGCCCGTACGCGTCAGACGCGAGACCAGTTGCTTGTCGAGCATCTTCCAGAGCATGTCTTCCGGGATGCCGATTTGATCCATCCCCAAGTTCACGTCAGGTACGGCTGTGCCACGCCCGGAGACGTCCTGGGTCTTGGTCAAAAGTTTCCTGTGGAAATAGCCGCTCTTCGGGCTGTTTGCCCCGGCGATCGACTGGATGAACCCTCGAACAGACTGTCCCTTGAGCTCTTCGTCGTCGATCTCGTGGGTGCCGAACACCGCACCGACCGCGTTGTACAACTTGTCCCGATGTCGCGGGATATCTGAGGGCAGGGCGGTAGTTCGCAAGACGTTGTTCGCGTCGTGCAGGTGCCCGTACAGCTTGTTCGCGTCGCTCACCATGAGGGAGGACGGATCGTTCGGCATCGGCGTGATCGGACGGAAGATCGGAGGGATGACCGGGATCTTCGAGATCACATAGGCGTCCTGGGGGTTCAGCTTGTTCTTCTGGAGCGCCTCCAAGAACTTGATCTGCTTCACCACGTCGTTGAGCGTTGCGCCGGATGCACGACGCATGTCCTGACGGAGCTGTGTGAGTTTCGTAGGCACGTCAATCGCAGCGAGTTGCGCCTTGAACCACTTGCCGCCCTTCTGAGACAGTGCCTCCTTGTACGCCGCCTGGGTCATACCAAGAAGCCGACGGATGGGTTCCTCGAAGACGGGGTTCGGAAGCGGCTCATGAAGCTCGATGTGGCTGTACAGGTTGCCGCCGGGGCCTCCGGTACGCCCCACGTCGAAGAGTCCCCCGGGTTCGGGCTTCAGGTCTTTCGCCGCGAGGGTCTTCGAGGACGCGATGGGTCCGGTAGACCGAGCGAGGATGTCGCGATCGGTCATAGGGAGTAGGCTGAAACGCGAGCCGGTCTTCTGGACCTTGACGCCTGCGCCTTCCAGCATTGCTGTGAACTTGTTCCACGCGAACGAAGGCCGCGGCGTGGGCAGGGGTGCTCCCAGTTGTTTCGCGCGCCAGAACTCCTCGTTCTTCTGTCCCTTGATCGTCGAGGATTCGAGCAACAGACCGCGTGCGTCGTGAGATACGAGTGCGTCGAACTCCATCTTGCCGATGGCCTTCGCCGATTCGTCGCCTCCGACCTTGAGGGGTTGCTCGTTGATGTCGTACGGGCCGATGCCGTGCCCGGAGAAGTTGGTGTCGGTGGACTTGAACAGCTTGAAGATGTTCTGAGGCCCGACCATCACGCCCTTACCGTCGTGACCCACCAGAGTGCGCCCCGTCACGGGGTCGTAGACCTTCTCCTTGTCGGAAATGCCGTGCTGCTTCAGCAGATCCTTTGCCCATTTGACGGCGTTCCCTGTCTGGCTGTTGTCGTAGACGATCGGTTTCCCGGTCTTCTGTGCGACCTTCGCCACAGCGGTCTCGATGATCTGCGCCGGATTGATGCGGGAGACCACACTGGCCGAAGTCATCAGGACGTCGATCGGCTTTCCACTGGAATCTTGGAGCATCTGGTGGTCGGGCACGATCTGCGACACGACGCCCTTGTTTCCCCAGCGCCCGGCGAGCTTGTCCCCGATCTGCATGGATTCGCGGGTCTTCACGAGAATCGCGATCTGCCCCGGGGTCCTCACGACATCGACGACTTCACCGGGGGCGCCGTGCTCCCAGGTCAGGTTCACTTCTTTATACGGGGTCGTCAGGGCCTTGGAGATTTTTCCGAGGATCGCGTTCGAACCGGTGATCTGCACCTTAGTGAGCCCCGCAACGAGTAGATCCTTCGTGCGGACGATCGAACCTTTCTTCACGATCCCGTCCGCATCGAGGTTCGCGTACTGCGGGGGTGTGTGCTTCGTGCCGAAGTACGCTTGATGCTTCTGCTTCGAGAGCTCGATCATGTTCGAGCGCTGGTAAATCTCCCGGTACATGTGCTCGGACGTGAGCTTCTTCGCGGCACCTTCCGAGATCACGACGGCGTCGTTCGAGTTCATGCCGTGGTACGCGACGTACGCCACGGTCAAGTTCTTTCCGAGCGCCAGCGTCCCGCCTTTCGTGTAGTTGGATTCACCGAGGGGCTGCCCCGCCTTGACCGCATCGCCCGGCTTCACGTTCAGGTCATGATGCAGGTACGTCTTGCTGGGGAACGGGAAGTTCGTCTGGTAGGGGATCTTGATGAGCCCAGCCTCGGTGTCGGCTGCCTTCACGCCGTTCGGCTTGATGTAGATCCACCCGTTTTCGATCTTGTGAACTACGCCGTTCACGGGGGCCGTGGGGACGATCATTCGACCGTACACGTCCTCGAACGAGCTCCCGTCAGGGAGGTGACTCTTCACTTGAACGAGCGGTACTTCGCGATCTACCAGGGGAACGGCCTGGGTCTGCATCTTGGAGCCCATGATCGCGCGGTTGCCCTGCATGTTCCGCATGAGGGGCAGGAGCGACGTGGCGGGACTGAGGGCGTGCGCCTCGTGAGGGAACTGGTACTGGACCTTCGACGCGGGGACCTTTCGGGTCACTCCGTGATCCATCGCATCGACCATTCCAGACAAGTTCTGGTGGGGAAACGCGATGACGTACTTGGGGATGTCCCCGGACTTGATCGCGGTGATCTTCCCGGATCGGTCTCGTACCTGGGTGTAGAGGTTGCCTTGATCGTCACGCATGGCGGCGATCGAGGCACGGATGTCCACGCCCGCGTGTCCGCTCTCGGGCGTGCGGATCGGATCGAGCGATCCGTAGTGCGTGGCGTGCGTCATGCGGGCGTCGTACGGAATCGCGCGCTCACTGGGGATGCCGCCCTCTCCCAAGCTGGTGACCTTTACCGCGTGGTCCATCAACTCGATCGGGTTGATGCCAGTCGGTACCGCCGTGAGTGGCGAAGTTGTGATGAACTTCTTGATCGTGTCAGAGAAGGGCGCAGGCTTCAGGTTGCCGCGGATCTGATCTTTCCCGTGTAAAGCAAACCGGGCCTTGATCGCCCAGGGCCGTGCGGCCAGCGCGATGCGCTCCGAAAGGAAGTCATCGATCGAGTGGAACGTCTTGAACGTGAGGGAGTCCGCATCGTCTACGGGCTTCTTTCCGCGGTACGTGTCCAACAGCCTCGCGGTCCCATCGAGAAGAGCGATGGGACTCACCGACGTATGCTGACGACCGAGTGTTGCGAGGGCAACACTCCCGTCTCCGATCGCGGTGTTTTGGAGCTTCTGTCGCACGAAATCCACACGCCCCTCGTGCGTTGTGGGCTTCGGCATTCCAGGCACCGCCAGCTTGTCGTACAGGCTGTTGATGACCTGATGCTCTTTCGCCGCGTAGGCTGCCGCGTTCACCGCAGCTACGTCGCTTCCGAGGTGATTCGCGATGGTCGTGTGATCCGTGCCCATCGCCTTCAACACGGGGTACAACGGGAGATTCGACGTCCCGTAGTTCATGTAGAAGGTGCCCTTCTCGGGCTTCATCACGATCGAAAAGTTTCGCCCCTTCGACAAGTTGTAGAAGGTCGAGAGATCACCGTTCTCCGAACGCTCGGTGTATACCCCGGGCTTGCGTCGGATCATGTTCGCGACTTGATGTTCGTTCCCGTCAATCAGGACGGTGTGCCGTTCCGTGAAGAACGGTAGATGCGCGAGGGTGAACTTCGTGGCTGTGTCAATGACCTTCCCGTCAGCCCCTTTCAGAACAAGGGTCCCACGAACGGGTTCTACGAGCGTCCCCCCTGTCAGGTTCGCGTGCTTTTGCTCGTCGGGGGAGAACTCGCGCTTCTCCACCGAGACGTCTCTGATTTCGAGCGTGCGACCACTGTTACCGAGAGGCACGACGCGTGTGAGCGCCGAGATGGCCTTCGCGTGAATCTTGTCCCGAATGTCCGATGCGTCGGTGAAAACGGGAGTCAGCAGGGGGGTCGTCATGACGACCGAAGTTTAGCGAGGAAACTGGTAAAAGAATATGTGAAGATCGTTGATCTGATCCGCTGGCTCCTGGGTAACTGATCCCAGGGCCAGCGGCCAAACTCGCCCCAACGGGCGCGACCCGAGCTAGTAACGCTTGGGTCGCGCTTCGTTCTTTTTTTCGACCGCGCCGTCCGCTGGCTCCCACCATTGAAGAGTTGCCTGGACGAGTCCCGTAGCGAGGGTGGTCACCGTGGGCTGGGTATACGCGAGCTGCTCACGCTTGATTCGCATGATCGTTTTTTCGTAGTCGCTTTTTCCGATGTGCGGACACGAGTAATCCCCCGTGTCCGGGAGTTCGACCGTGGGATCGCCTCGAATGATTTCTCCCTCGTCGTCTCGACCCTCGACAGGTCCGAGGATCGCATCTTTGCAGCGGTTGCACTTGTCCCACGGACGGTACAGCACGTACGTATCCGTGTGGAAGACGCCGACGCGTTCGGTACCTTTGGGATTGTTGAGCATCCTTTCGAGGGAGCGGGCTGCTTCATCTTGAGTTTTTGCCCCGATCGCGTCGTCGTTGTTCTTCACATTGCACCGCCGTTACGTGCTTCGGCCTTCATCTGTTGTGTCGTGTCCTGCTCGGACTGTTGCAACCGCTTCGCGACCACGGCTTCGAGCACGGGGTCTGTCTCGCCGAGGGCGTCGAGCTGAGACCTACGGGAACCCGGGTCCAGGGTCAAGAGCTGCTGCGCGACCTGATCGGCCTTTTCCATGACCGCCGTGATGTCGTAGAGATGCCCGGTCTGCTGTGACGCTGCCGCCTGCTGTTGCGCCTTATTCGTGAGCGAGTCCTGGAGCTTCGTGAGCTCGCGATCCGTTTCCATCTGCGCGCGCATGTCGGCGATGGCGTCTTCCTTGCGTTGGCGGCGTTCTTGGTTCGGGTCCATGTCGAACGTCTTCATGGCAGTCGTATCCGACGATTTGCCCATCTGCCACGCCTGGAGAACGAAGCCCTTGCGGGATTCGTCATCGAGCATCTTGAAGGGCGTGAACTTCACAGGGATAGCCCGACGATTGAAGAACTTCGCGCTGTCGTTCTCTACCCACTGCGCGAGCCCGTTCATGTCATCGACGTGAGACTGGAGTTGGTTCTCCAGTTGACGGAGATCCTGCTCCCCGCGCAACTGTCCCATGCCCCCGACGACGAACTCGATCGGGACACCGAAGCAGAGGACAGTGGCCTTGTCAGCTTCCTGGATCTCCGAGATCGTTAGAAGAGCACGGCCCTCACCGCCGACCGCTTGATACCCGAGGGGTGTCGGGGACGTCATGATCTGGAGCGGGTCACGGCGGAAACGCTGCCAGTTAGCTGTGACTTGTTCCTTCCACTTCGCGAGGTCGGTGTTCCCAATAGGATCGCCGTTTCCGTTACCCCCCTGGGGGAAGAGGACCCGGAAGGGGGCTACGTGATCGAGTGCGATGGCCTCGTTTGCGCGCCGCAGGATGGCTGTGAAGAGGAAGAGACGAATCGCAGCGGTTACCGGAGGGATGCCCCACGCGCCGTCGAGCCCTGACGGCCCCGGCATCTTCATGTGGTAGATCGAGTCGGGCGCGAACTGGAAGACTCGACGCTGTTGCATCGCTTCCAGGAACTCGATGGGCATCGTGTCGATCAGTACGCGACTTCCGTTGCGCACGTCGCTGACCATGTCTCTGGGGATCGAGTAGTAGTAATCAGCGGCCCCGCTGACGGGGTTGTAGTCGATGTCGATGTCCTTCGGCGCCCACCGCCGCAGGCTCATTCGCTTCGGGTCCGAGAGCTTGATGTCGATCGCTTTCGTCGTCGATTCGTGGGCACATTCCGGGCAACGGAAGGTGAACAGCAACTTGTCGAGATTGAAGCGGTAGTCAACGAACCGGATGTTCGCTCGTGCCTTGCACGAATTGCAGGGCAGAAGCCGCCGAAACGGCTTGTACAGGCTCGCGAACACGTTCCCGTACACGAACTTGTCGAACGAGCACTCTCCCGCAAATGCCCGTAGGTGAAGACGCTGCTCGTACAAGTCTTTTCGCTGTTCCCGTTCCTTTTCCGAGGTAGTCTCGTACTCTAGCGACGTGAGCGGGTACTCGCCGAACTTCTTCACCGTCGCGTAGATGTGCGCCGACTGGATCGACAAGAACTCGGACCACTTGAACAGGTCCTTCAACTTCCGAGGAATGAACCCCGTGAGGTAGTCGAACATCGGATTGGGGTGCGCGGCGTCACGTTGATCGACGTACGCCGTGCCTGCGTCCAAACCGGAGTCGAAACTGATCGTCATGGGGCCTCTTTACACTGGAAAGTCATCGCCGACAATGCGGTTGTCCTACGAACACCTCAAGGATATTCCTGTCTTCCGCCTCGACACCGCCAAGGATGTGTTCGGGCTGAAGCGCGTTACCGGGGCGTCTCAACGGCCCGACGGTTGGATTCTCCCCGCGTTCTATCCCCTTGGAATGTGGGCGATCGAAGAGTTCGACACCCTCATGCGGGGGAAGTTCGAACTTGACGAACCGGCGCGTCGTCGCGTTCAGGAGCTCGAATGGGCAAAGCGCCGCATGGCTGAACTCGATCGACGTCTGGAGAAAGGTCTCGACATCGACATCGATGTCCCATCAGGTTGGTTCAACCCCGAACCCTTCGCACACCAGCGTTACGGGATCGCCCGTACTGCTCTGCGCTGGCGGGACTACCTGCACTGGGATATGGGCACGGGGAAGACGAAGACCGCTGTAGAGCTCATGCGGTTGCTGAAAGAGCGAGGGGAGATCCAGCGAACGTTCGTACTTGCACCGCCCGTGGTGCTCCCTACATGGAAGAACGAGGTGCGTAGGCACTCGCAGGATCAACTCAAGGTGTTCGTCTGGGACAGCGCGCTTGATCGGTTTGACCGACTGGAACAGGCGAGACACGCGGACATCGTTGTTACGAGCTATTCGCGCCTTCGGGACGAGTACATGACGTGCGCTGAAGCGCAAGTTGCGCTGGACGATCGCAAGACGAAACGAACCCCCGAAGAGCGAGCTGAACTAACGCGACTGGCTTCGAATCAGTTCGAGCAGCTCGACTACCAGATGATCGTCGCCGATGAGATTCACACGATCGCGAACTGGGATTCACAGACCACGATCGCGGCAATTCGTGCGTCGATGAAAGCGAAGCGGCGAATCGGAATGACGGGAACCCCTGGGGACCGCCCCGAACGGGTGTACTCCCAGCTTCGGTTCTTGGCCCCGGGTCTCATGCCGATGGGGTACGACGAGTTCAAGGCTCGGTACGTTCGAATGAACCCCGCGCAGAAATACTTGGTCAAGTCGTATGCCCACATCGACGAGATCAACGGGACGATGAATCGCATCGTCTCGCACATGAAGAAAGCCGAGTGCCTCACGCTCCCGCCTCTAACGGTCGTGGATATTCCGATCGTACCGGGTCCCCGTCAGATCGCACGGTACAACGAACTCGTTGCCACGATGAAGGCATCGAATGAAGTGGACATGTCGTTCTTCTTCGATCCTCAACCGAGAGAGTTCAACGCCGAGGAGTGGGCGCGCGCGGCACTCCAGTTGCCCAATGCTGCCGTACGTCTCGTGAAGCTCTTGCAGGTAGCCTCGGGCTATTTGAACTTGGGCCCAGACAAGACGATCTGCGATGAGTGCCAACACGTAGAAGGATGTGTTCGCGACAACATCCAGCCGTACACGCGCAAGTGCAAGGTCATCCAGAAGATCCCCGACAATCGCATTCTTCGCGACTTCGAGAACCCGAAACTGGAAACGGCTAGGTACTACCTCGAACAGATCATGGGGGAGGACCCCAAGAACAAGGTTCTCATCTGGTGTCTCCACACGGATGAGCTTGCGGATCTGGAGAAGCTCGCGAAGGAGCTCAAGATCGGATACGTGCGCGTGGATGGGTCCAACACCTCGAAGATTCAGGAGTGGCAGGACAAGTTCCAGCTTGATCCAAACTGCCGAATCTACTTGGGGCAAGTCGCGTCGGGAGTTGGAGTGACGCTGACGGCAGCGAACTACGCCATCTACTACACGCTGCCGTACCGCCCCATTCATTACAGACAAGCGATGGAACGAAACAATCGTCCGGGGCAGACCCGTGCGATGACGGTCTACCGCTTCATGCTGCAAGGCACTCTCGACGAGTTCATTGCAAGGCTCCTGGAGAACAAGGAGTTGATCGAATACTCGATGACGGAACTTGTCGCGTGTGGTACGTGCGATCGGAACCATCACTGCGTGAACGAGGGCACCCGTCCCTTTCAGACGGGGTGCAAGTTCCAATCGAACATCGACCGGCTGATCGCCGCGCCCGAATTGATCAGGAGGCCCCGTGGACATTCGCCTGAAGCGTGAAGACATCCTCAACGCGATCCGTGAAGACCTGAAGTCGCGAGGACTCGCTCCGAGTGAGAGGACCTCGTTGGTGCTTCTCATCAACGGTTCCGAAATTACCGACGAGTTCCTGGTAGAAGTGAGGGACGTCGATTTGCCGTCGAAGTCTTCAGCCCCAACCCCTCGCGCCCCTCGCGCGACGGTACGGGCTGAACAGCCACCCCCTGCTTTTGTCCCGGAAGAGACGGGGGAAGAAAGGGAGCTCGGCGATCCGTTCGAGGAACAGGCCGGGGGAGAGGAGACAGACAATGACCAAGGGGTAGATGACGCGATCGAAGAAGCGTTGAATAATGGAGGGGACGACCAGGGCGACTTCTCCGACGACCAAAACTTGCGGGGCTTGTTGGACATGATGTCCCCGAAGGATCGCCAGAAGGCCGTGGCTTTGCAGAAGAAGCAATCCAAAGGCCACTCACTCACTCGCGCGCCGACGGCGGTGAAGACTTTCAGGTCGTTGCGCGAGGCGGGAAAGGCACCCGGTGATATCGGTGACGAAATCTGATCGACGGCACCTTCCGGTAGTCCCGGACGACTTCAAGAGCCCGGATCTCCCCACGGGGCTATTCAGCTCCTCCCAGTACAACCTCTACAAGAAGTGCGGACGGGCGTACTACTTCAAGTACGTCATGGGGTACAAGAGCCCTCAGAAGGCTCTGCCCTACAAGGGGATCATGGTCCACAAGGGGGCCGAGTTTTCCCTTGGAAAGAAGATCGCGAAGCAGCCCGCCACGCTGGAAGAAGCGAAGGCGACAGTCTCGGACGCGTTCGACGCGGGCAAAGACGAAATCGAGTCCTGGGACGACGACAAGACGGCGGGGAGTGCGAAGGACTCCGTCCTCGAACTCTACACGACGTACCACAAGCAAGCACTTCCCCTGATGAACCCACGGGAAGTCGAGAAGCCGTTCGCGATCAAGCTCGGAGGGACGTTGCCGGTCATCGGGTTCATCGACCTGATCGACACCGTGAAGCTCTTCGACGACGACATGGACCCAGGCGTCCCGATCGTGGCCGATCTGAAGTACTCAGGGACAAGCTGGTCGCAGGCTGACGCTGACAAAGATCCTCAGTTCACGCTCTACGCCATCGCCGAGCGAGTGGACAAAATCCGAGTAGACAACGTGGTCCCGCTGAAGAAGGGTCCCGTTGTCAAGCAGATTGCGTCCACCCGTACCGTGCGTGACAAGGAAGTGCTGATCGAGGATTATCTGGAAACCGCCGACATGATCAAGAAGGGCGTGTTCCCGATGGCGCCGATCGATCACTGGGGATGTGGGCCCAAGTGGTGCGACCACTGGCATCGTTGCCGGGGGCGTGGGCTGGTGGACGACTAAAATCAACGCCTCGTGCATTCGTGCTTTACAGGGGAAACTTCCAGGAGTAGACCCCGTTCAATGTCGAGTGGCGCGAGGGACCCGGGGCGGGCCCAAGAACAGAAGCTAGCGAGCTTCGCCAAGAAACACCTTCAACTGGCGAAAGCCCAGCGGAAGGCGGTTCTTGGCGTGCCGCAGCTCGCCCCCAAGGCAAAGTTCTTCCTCGACCCGATCACACACCGGCATGTGACCGCGGCCGTATTCGTGGAGCTCCTCATCTCGAACGGCACGCAAGAGCTGATCGAGAAGGAGTTCTTCGCCGTATACAGACACCTCTTCGATGGGGGATCGATTGACGATCTTCCCACCACCCTGATCAACCTGAAAAGCCTCAAGGCCCGTGTGAAGAACGCGGTCCACGGGGGCCAACTACTAGACGAGACCGAGGATTCGAAATGACGCAGACCGAGAAGACCGAGAAGAAGGCGAAGACGGACGACATCATCGCGGCGCCGCAGGGCGACACCGTGAAGGAAGCCGGGCCGATCTTCGGGCACGCCGTCAACATCGACGCGCTCCTGGCCTTCAAGCAGCCGAAGATGGCGATCAACCGGATCGTCGTCCCCGATTTCGACAGCCGTGCGGGCGAGGAAGAGCTCCCGCAGGACTTCATCGACAGCCTCGTCGATGGCCTGTGGCAGCCGATCGTTCTCGTGCCCATCGCCGACAGCGACAAGTTCATGGTCGTCGCGGGCCGCCGCCGCCTGCGCGGGTACATCAAGCTCGGGCGCAAGGAGATCGCGTACACGATGCCCGAGGGCCTCGTGATGAAGGACGCGAAGGACCAAGCCGCGTACCAGCTCGCGCTACAGAAAATCGCGGTCGCCGAGAACAAGTTCCGCAAGGAGCTGAACCACTGGGACACCGCTGTCACCTTCCTCAAGCAGAAGCAGGCGGGCGTCCCCCAAGAGACCATCGCGTCGATGTGGGGCGTCAAGGCGCCGTACGTCTCGCAGCACCTCGCGCTGTTCTCGAAGCTCCAGCCCGCGGCGCAGGAGCTCTGCCGCAAGCACGCGAACGAGCCGGGCATGTTCTCCAAGGCTCGTCGCATCTGCGAGGTGGACGAGCCCGAAGTTCAGATCCAGATCGCGAAGGACGCGTTCGACCCGAAGAACAACTTCGAAGTCAAGGACGTCGATCTTCTGGTCGATCGGTTCAAGGCGGGCAAGGAAGCCCTGCTGGAGAAGGAAGCGGCCCGCAAGAAGGCCGCGGCCGAGGCCGCCGCGAACAAGGGCAAGGGCGAGGACAAGGGCGAAGACAAGAAGTCCGACGAGAAGAAGGAAGACGAGAAGAAGCCCAGCCCCTTCGCCGAGGCCAAGCCGATCTCCGTCGCCATCGGGCGCAAGCTCCTCGAAGACCACGCAGCCCGCGTCAAGAAGCTCGTCGGCACCCCCAACTTCGACAAGGAGAAGCTCGCCTACGAGAAGGGCGTCCAGAAGGGCCTGGAAATGGCCTTCAGCGTCGCCGAGATCCCGAAGGCGTACAGCAAGGAGAAGTAGCCCTATCGATCGATCGGTTACTTCGGACTGAGTGAGAGAAGGGCCCGTCGGAGCGATCCGGCGGGCCCTTTTCGTTACAGCTCCAAGATGCTCTGAATCTCTTCGTCTTTCAGGTGCGAACGAATTACCTCCAGGGCGTCGTCCTTCAGCTCACGCACGCTGTCTCTCGATGGCATTCCGCCTTCGAGTAGCATCAACAGGTTGGTGATCTCATCAAGATTCTTAGCCGCGCCCCCGCGCAGGCCGAAGAACCATACGAGCACCAGACTCTCGCGACGAGTAAGGCCCGCTGTCTCGAAGAGCTGCATGGTCTTTCCAGAGGAAACTTCGTGTTCTTCCTCGGGATTTGCGACCATCACCTTCTCGACGTCTGTGCAGCGCACTTCGACAAACGAGTACTCGGTACGCAGACCCCGAGCCATCTCGATGTCTTCGGCCTTCTTTTTCTTGCGCTGTGCCTTGATGACTTGCTGGGGGATGTGGACGGCGCGGTTGCCGTGTTGAAACCCCTGCATACGGACGTTGATCCACCACGCTGCGTAGGTGAGAAAACGGTGTCCGCGTTCCACCTCGAACTTGTCGATGGCCTCCAACAGCCCGGCGTTTCCCTCATTGATGAGATCGCCCAAGACCTGTCGGTCTTTTGTTCGTTTCAGGGCTTGTTGAATCACGAACTTCAGGTAGCCGCTGGCGATTTTCCCCCGCAAAGCCGTGCGTTTGGGGCCTTCCCGCATTTTCTCATACTGGGAAAACCACTTATGCTCCTGGTCCGGCGACGGATTTTGGAGATCCTTCACGTCGCTGAAATACGTGTTCAGCACATCTGACGGGTTCTCAGTCGTCATTTTCTTTACGACCCTCCTGGTACAGAGTATGAATTGTACCCTCCTCGGATGCGCTGAGGATGTTTTACATGGAGAAGCCTCTCGTGGCAAAGAAACCGACGCCCAACACCCCCAACACCACCACCCCTACCACCCCCGCCGAAACGGCACCCGACACCAACATGCCCAAGACCGACGAAGCTACCGAGACCGTTGTCGAACCGACCGACGGCAGCGCCGAGAGCGCCATCACTCGTGCGTCCGATTCCGAGATCGTGGATGCCGACGGAGGCGACGAGTACGTGCCCGACAACACGATGGGCTACCTGAGCATCGACCTTCCCCATCTGGAGAAGAAACTCAAGTCGATGGAGAGGGTGACCCCCCACGCGCTGAACGAAGTAATGGCGCATCTCACCCCCGACGAGAAGAAGCTCCTCCAGAACTACCAGGAGCGTCTCACGGGCGAGGACGACACCGCGGGCGAGGGCAGCAGCGTCAGCTTGCTCGACAAGATCCCGAACGCGAAGCTCTTCCAGTCAGGTGATCCCGCCGGTCGCCCCACGGGGCTTCCCGCGGGCAGCATCTACATCCAACACGGGCAGGCTCTTGCGACGCTCCCGGAGCAGGCAGAGACGGTCGGCATCCCGGCGTACTTCACTGCGGCAGTGGTCGGGCACTTCCACCGCCGCATGTTCTGGCCGGGCGAGGACAAGGCGAATCCGGGCAAGCGCCTCTTTCCCGAGGACTACCCCGAAGACCGCATGGGTCCGATCTGCCAGTCGCTCGACCAGCAGCAGGGGGTTTACTACGGCAACTGCCCGACGTGCCCGTTCAACCCGAACGCGACGCGTGGCGAGAACATGGGATGCAAGAACGAGGGTACGCTGTTCCTCATGCTGCCCGACTTCTCGCTGATCCGCGCGGAGCTGACCGGATCGAGCGTCGGCATCATCGACACGATCCTCAAGAAGTCGAACCTGTGGGGCATGCGCTACGCGTACTTCTTCCGCTTCACCGTGAAGGCGAAGAAGAGCGCGGACGGGAAGAACAGCTACAAGGCGTGGGAGACGTCGCTTCACATTTCCGCGGAGCAGAAGAACGGCGTCCCGACGTCTGTGGGCTTCCGGAAGGTCGCGGCAATCTACGCGGCGAAGATCCGCACCGAGTGGTACTACCCGGCCCTCGCCGAGCAGTACGCCCAGGCCGCGCGCGAGCGGGCCAACAAGGGCAAGGAAGCTCCCAAGGAGAAGGGCCCCTCCGACGCGCAGAAGGCCATGGACGCGGCGCGCGCCATGGGTGAAGAGAACAACATGTGACACCCGAGGCCGCGCTCTCCTCTTACGGAGGGGAGCGCGGCCTCGCCCGTTCTTTTGGCGGGTTTCCAGTGGAAAGGTCACATGTTTCATCCAGCCGTTCTGCGACATCGTCCGTGGTCTCACAGCAAGCTGGGGACACTTTCGTGTCCGCGTAGCTTCTGGTTCCGTTATGTCCTGAAGGACCGCCCTCCGGAGAAGGGTTCCGAGTCGAAGATCGGCACGGTGGTTCACAACGTTCAGGAGCACAGTCTCCTAGGGCATGAGCTGTCCGAAGAGGCCCGTCTCGATCAGGAAGCCGAGAAGGCACTCCTTACAGAAGACGAGCGAGAGTCTGCGGAAAAGCGCATCGAAGGCGTCAAGGCGTTTTCGGAACGCATCAAGGTCTGGGAAGCGAAGCGTGGCGTTACGGTTCGCGAGGTCGAGGGGGCTTTCGCAATCCGAACGGATTGGAGTGCCTGCGAAGACGGCGATCCTGACACGCTGATCCGTGGCAAGATCGATTACATGGGCATCACGAACTCGGGCCTTGCCGTGGTCGTTGACCACAAGACGGGCAAGGTCAAAGAGATCGGGTACCACACGGCCCAGCTACAGACCTACGGAATCATGACGCACTCACGTTACCCCGACGTGAAAGGCGTACAGGGAGTCATCCACTATGTTGGGAATCCCCAACTTCACTGGATGGACCCGATCAGCTCGTACACGATTGTTCACACCCTTCGTCCGTGGTTGATCACCACACTGAACCGTCAGGCAACGAACCTCGTGCAGATCGAGCGCGGGAAGGCTCCAGCAAAGCCGACCGTGCTGTGCAAGTGGTGCAGTTATCTCGACAAGTGCCCCGAGGGCCAGCGATACCTGGAGAAGCGCGCAGCAGACGCCGCAGCGAAGAGCGAGAAGTAGGAAGGGTCTCCGAGAATGGCGAACAAGAAGGCCGCTGCGGGGCTCAAGACAGATCAAACCTCGCGGCTGCTAACCCGCATCGGTCTCACGCAGGGGAAGGCCCTGCTCGAAAAGCTCTGGCCTGGGAACCGAATCATTCGTCGAGGCTCGGACGTGCTCCGCATGGAGTGCCCCGTTCACGACGACGCGACGCCGTCTTTCGATCTGAACTTCCAGACCGGCAGCATGTACTGCTTCGGCTGCAAGTACTCGACAACGAGCGTCTTCAAGCTCCTTCAAGAAACGAAGGGGATGTCCTACTCGCAGACGATCGACCTCGTACGTGGGTACGTCGATCTGCGGGGCGTCGCTGAGTCGGCGCTGAAGGACCTTACCGCACAGGATTACTTCGACAACGCGATGCACTTGCTCGCGGAGGTGTTCAACAAGCATTTGTTGAATCTTCTCGGACAGACGAGCGACGAAGTCTACACCCCTGCCGTCCATGACGGCGCGTCCGCGACGCTCGATTGGCTCTTCAAGGAGCGTCAGCGTGACAAGGATCTCGCTCCGTACATGCCGTACGGAGTAACGCCCACGCCTCTCGTGTTCGACAAGCTCCTCGCGGAAGTGATGGAGAAAGAAGTCGAACGCAAGATGCGAAAGCTGAAGTCCTACCCGGGACCAGAGTGGCGCACCGCGGTACTGGAACAGGCGAAGGACATCTACAAGTCCATCGACCCCGGGTACTACCACTCGGTCGCGTACTTCACTGGGTACGACTACAGTACGTTCGCCCGCATCAAGCTCCGCAGACCTTCCGACGACAAGCGGAACAACGTTCAGCTCGTCAAGGGACGCGGGGAGACAGATGCGTATGGCTACTTCGGACTTGCGGCGTTGTATCCCCGTTTCCAGGGGAAACTCGACGCAGAATCCCTCGTAGTCATCGTGACGGAGGGCGAGAACGACGCGCTCGCTCTCATGGAGTACGCGTATCGTCAGGGGAAGTCGGGCTACCTCATTCTCGCTTCAGGCGGTTCCGCAAACGAACTCGATGCCCTCGCCGAGTGCGGCATCAAGAACGTGTGGGTGCTGTCTGATGTCGAGACGAAGGGCGGGATGGACTACATCGTCCAGAAGCTCGCCACGGCTCGTGAAGTAGACGTTCGAGTGTTCGCGGCGTGGAACGACATCCTTCGGGATGTCCCCACGGTGAAAGACCCGGACGAACTCGCCCGACAGCTCGGACAAGAACGGGCATTTCAGTGGCTCGTGGAGCGCACGGATCGCTATATCCCGCTCACCGACTGGGTCACCACGAAGATCCTTGACGAGCTCTCGTCGCTTCCCGCAGACGACCGTTCTGTCCGAGCACAGCTCGCTGTGATCCGGCAGTTCGGTCCCTGCGTACGCCACCCCGCGAGCGTAACTGAGCTGGTGAGGAAGCTCGGGGTTACGGGTATCCCCGAGGGGGATCTTCGTCGTGAGTTGCTGACGGTACGGGATAGCTCGGAGGCGGCCTTCAAGCTCGCGATCGTCAGTACGCTACGGGAGGAGTTTCACCCCGTGTACTTCATCCAAGCGGTGAAGAATCCTGCGGTGAGGGCCTTCCACAAGTCGCAGAAGGTCGTCGTAGACCTGTCACTGACGGACCCCGAATCCGCGGTCATGTCCATGGCTCGAATGCACGGCAGCGTGTACGAGTTCATGCGGGACCGCGTGGGTATCCCCCCATTCCTGGGAGCGGGCGACGAAGCTCCCAACACCACCCCAGAGCGATCCCTCACGCCGCACCTGAACACGTACTTGAAGTTTGCGATGCAGGAGTTCGTGAAGGGTCTCCCAACACGTCCTGAATGCACAGAGTACGGCCAGGGTATTCACTACACGAGTGACCCCATTACTGGGGACATCGTGCAGTACCACAACAACGGATCGACCGTGATGAAGGGGCGTTACACGAGCCCCGCCAGCACGATCATGGACTGGGAGGTACTCCCCGGTCCCGCCGAAGGAACCTCGTACTTCCGAACCAACCGCAACCCGTGGTCGAAGGAAGCACGGCACGTAGACGACTTGATCGAAGGGAACAGCTACTCGAAGGATCAGATCCTCAAGGAGATCAAGACCCTCGTCGAGATCGTCACGAAGGGCTGGGTGTTTTCTCAGCCAGGAGTGATGCCTACGTTCGTCGCTTGGGACTGCGCGGCCAAAGCTCTGGGCTACGTGCTTCCTCGCAAGACGATCATTCACGCTACGGGTGATAGCCACGCGGGTAAATCCACGTTGATGTCGCTTTACAGTGGAAAGGAGGCCCCGTACCTCCAGGTTGTCGAGTCGGCGATCACAATCGACAACTTCACTGAGGCGAGCCTCATTCAGTCGTTGAATCGCAGCTCATTGCTCGCGTGTGTGGATGAGTTCGAAGACAAGAGGGATAATCTCCGTCACTCGAACGAGATCCAGGCAGCGATCAAGCTCATGCGCAACGTCATCGGTGAGAAGGGCGTACCGATCTCCCGCGGTTCCATTCAAGGGGAGCCGGTCGAGTACCACGTTCACACCAACTTCATGATCGCCTCGATTCTTCGTGCTCACGATCCTCAAGACGATAACCGTCGCTTCGAAATCGACCTGCGGTACGCCGCAGGGCGCGGAGATACAAAGCAACTGCTCCTTCAGACATACTCCCCTGAGGACTTCCGACGCATTCGACGGACGTTCTCCATCGGACTGCCGAAGTTCGCCAGGGACTACCTGGAGCAGTATCGAAAGATCGACCTGGAGCTGTCGTCAAAGACCCTGAACATTCCGTTCCAGGTGCCTCAACGCTTCATCCAGAGTTCTCTTCCGATCCTGGCCCTCATGGGTCTGCTCGGAGAGGATTACATCGCCTACTTCCAGAAGCTCTGCTTCGCGAAGCAGACGAAGCTCACTTCGTCGAACAACGATACGCAGGCTTCGGTCTTGTTCGAGCGCTTGATGCGGAGCGCGTGCATCCGTGCCCCGGGCGAAGACTTGGGCGCCCTCCGCATCACGGACTTCCTAACAACCCCGAGCGACATGGCGAACCTCAACAAGACCCGTTGCGGGGCCATGGTCGTGCCGAACACGAGCTTCCTCGTGATTGAACACGTCACCGCTCAAGGTCGTGGGGGCGTATACGAGAGCTGGCCGGAATACCGAGCCATGAGTCATCGAAACCTAAAGCACGCGCTGGATCAACACCCCTGGGCGCTGCGAACAGAGGACTACGACAAATCGAAGATCAGTAACTTCGTTCGCGGAGCTGGTGGCGCTTACAACCCGTCCACGATCTCCGTCTTGAACATCGACCCGCTAATTCGAGAGTTACGGGAGAACCGTTCCGTCTCGAACGACACATCGCCTGACAACTCCACAGAGGCACCAGCGAATGACGGACAAGCCAACACAGCTTCAGCTTCCAGTAGTGGGGGCGACGGCTCTTCCGGCGGCGGTTCCGACAACAACTTTTATTGAGGCCCCGCCCCGGGAGCCGTGCAATATCTGCGACTCGCCGCGGAACGCCAACAAGGCAGGCGCGTCGTGCCGTAGCTGCCCCTCGTTCATCGGTCCCCACTACTACCCGTTCGGGGACGGGGAAGGGGGCCCGGACGTCATGGTGGTGGGGGACGTCGCGTCTCCCCCGCCTCGCATGTTCTCTATGCCGATGGTGGGAACCGCGGAGCACAAGACGTTCGACGACGACTCTGGGCGCGTGCTCAGATCGGCGGTCAACCGTCTTCGTGAATCGAATCCCAACTACACGAAGCTCCGCGTTCGATACGTCTACGGTGTTCGCTGCGCCGTAGACAACCCGAACCGAGAGACGATCAACGCCTGCAAGGTGCCGCTCTACGCGGATATCGGCAAGGCGATGGCCGACCGTCAGTTGCTCGGGAAGACTGGGCCGATGGTTGTGCTGGCGTGTGGACTGAACGCCCTGCGATCCCTCGGGATCGCGGCACAGTCGTTCGAAGAGTGCGCAGGGCGTACGTACGAAGTTCGCGTAGCAGGGTACGATGTCCATGTCGTCGTGACGATGTCCATGAAGGCCATCGCTGCTGGCGTGGGCAAATACAGCTCTGTTGTTGCTGACATCGAACGTGCGTTCCGAATCGCACGCAACGAGAGCATTTCGATCCTGCCGCGACAGGAACTCGAAAAGACGTACGTGTACCCTCGTACGAACGAACAGGTCCGCGATCTGATCGACATGATCATCGGGTACCACGAGCAACCGGGCGGCGATCCGACTCAGTGGTTGATCTCCGTCGATACCGAGACCAACACGCTGCACCCGCATCGCGACGGGTTGCGCCTGCTGATGGTCTCAGTCGCGTGGAACAAACGGATGGCCGCAAGCATCGTCTTGTGGCATCCTCAGATCGAGAAACCGGATGGCCCGGACGGTCCTGTGGACCGTTGGGTCGCCGACGGATACGACCCAGCGAGAGCCTGGGAAGACGTCAAACGACTGCTCGTCTGCCCAAAGCCGAAGACCTTCCACAACGCGAACTACGACCTGAAGGTCTTCTGGAAGCTCGGGGCTGACGTCAACAACATCATCTGGGATGCGATGCTCGCCGAGCATGCGCTCGAAGAAGACAAGAAAGGCCAGTACTCCCTCAAGTACTTGGTCAAGCAGTTCCTCCCCGAGTACGCGGGGTACGAGGACAAGCTCAAGGAACTGCTCGAAAAAGAAGAGGGCGACGATCAGGCGAAGAGCATCGACAAGATCGAGGCCGAAAAAAAGGCCGAGGAGGCGGTCCCGTATCCGAAGATCGTCGTAGATGCCCTGAACAAGCTCGGACTCTCCCCGAAGTTCCGCGCAGACACCCTGCGTAAGAACATGGATCTCTGGGCCACCGACAAGAAGAAGCGACCGAAGGGGTACGACGACTCGTACCTCGAAGCTGCCGAGCTTCTGTTGAAAGCCAAAGAGGCGGGGGAGTTTCTCAAGCGCAAGGTGAAAACCGAGAAGAAGGAGCGGGAGGGCGGGTTCGAGAAGATCCCCCTGAACGACCTGACTTTCTACGCCTGCGTAGACGCAGACGGTACTCGTCTACTGTCTCTCGGACAGCGCCAGCGCATCTTCTTCGAAGATGCACACATCGCGAGGAAACGCGAGAAGCACGCGGTCTTTGCGGGCAAGATTCAGAACGGTCCCAGCATGCGCGTGCTGTGCGACCACGCCCACCCGCTCATTCCTTTCGTGAAGGAGCGGTACATCCCTCGTATGCGCCGCCTTGCCGAAGTCGAGTACAACGGCATCAAGGTCGATCGTGCGTACTTGAGGGAAGCCGACGAGAAACTGGAGCTCGCCATTCAAAAGGCCGAGCGACAGATTTACGAACTCGCGGGAGAACGGTTCAACATCAACTCCGGACAGCAACTTGCGTCCGTGATGACCACCGCGGGTCGTGGGTTCATCCCCCCGAACATGGAGAAGGTCGAGGCACTGGTCAAACAGTACCCGAAGGCACTTTCCACTGTAAACGGGAGGGTGATGTACACCCCCGTGGCGCGCACTACGAAAGGTGCGATCCAGACCACCGAGAAGGTACTGAAGACCTGGACGCAGCAATTCGAGTGCCCTTTGTCGAACCTCGTGCTCGCCTACAAGAAGGCCACGAAAGCAAAGGGAACCTTCCTCTCGAACACGGACAAACTCTCCCGCTTGGACGGGTTTCTACACACCCGGTACAACCTGAACGGGACGGGTACCGGGCGTCTGTCCTCGTCGAACATGAACATGCAGAACGTGCCGAAGGGGAAACTCGGCGGCGTAGTCTGCAAGAAGCTGTTCATTGCAGACAGTGAGGACATGGTGTTCTTCAACGCGGACGCGAAGGGTGCTGAAGTCAGCATCTTCAGCGCCTACTCGAAGGACCCCGAGCTGATCAAAGCGCTTCTCGGGGGGATGGACGCCCACTCGTTCTTCTCCTCGAAAGTGCTCGATCCTGAGAAGGTCGGGGCGGGCCTCACGGGTATCGCTCGAAAGCTCGCCCTGGAGAAGGCGGGTATTGACGGGGACCATCCCTGGACGTATGACGACTTCCTTCTTGGGAAGGACGGTCTTCATCCGGACAAGGAGTACGGCCTTCGTCTCAAGAAGCTGCGCGACAACGTCAAGCGCGTCGTATTCGGAATCCTCTACGGCGCGGGTAAGCGGAAGATCGCGGAGATCGTCGGCATCGACGAAGCATTCGCCGCGACGATCATCGAGCTGCTGTTCAAGATGTTCCCGACTATCCCCGCGTTCGTCGAGCAGACGAAGTGGGAGCTCGCCAAGTTCGGGTTCGTCGAGACGTATCACGGTCGCCGACGGCGCTTCGCGGTGGAGAACGCTCCCAAGGGCCTCATCGCTCAAGCGGAACGGCGTGCTGTCAACTTCAAGGTCCAGGCGACCAACTCGGATATCGTGTTGGACGTGCTGGTCGATGTGGCGAAGGAAATCGAGACGTACATGCGCGGTCGCGTACTGCTGACGGTACACGACTCGATCGGTTTCCAGGTGCCCCGCGAGTTCGCCCATCAGATCCCTGATCTGATGCAGCGCCTCGGGACCGATGCTGTGAAGGCATCGTGCCCTTGGCTACCCGTTCCATACCGCTGGGACCTGGAAGCGGGCCCCTCGTATGGCGAGACAATGCCCTTCAAGGAGTACGCAAAGCTCGCCAACCTGATCCCCCCTGTAGTAGAGTCCTCGGACGTGTTCGAGGGCCATGTCGAAGAAGAGATGTTCGAGGAGCTCAAGGTAGCTGTGCTCGAACAGGAAGGCTAAAGAACGGAGAATCATGGAAGGCAACGGAGACCAATTCGTGTGGGTTGACACGGAGACCTCTGGGCTGGAGCCCGCGAGGCACCGTGTGGTGGAGATTGCGGTTGTCGTTACGGACAGCGAACTGAACGACATCGAAGTCTACGAGACCAAGATCAAGCTGTCGGCCCAAGATCGTGTCTGGGCCGAACCGAAAGCTCTCGAAGTCAACGGCTACACCGACGAGGAGTGGGCCACTGCACCCGAGAACAGCCGGGACATCTGGCGGCGCGTTCACGAGATGACGCGCCAGCGCAATTTCGCAGGACAGAACCCCGTCTTCGACGATGGGTTCGTTCGTGCGGAGCTCGGACGGTGGGGAATGAAGGGCTACTGGTTCCGCCGGATGCTGGACACCCAGCCATTCGGTCAGATCATCGGCCGTTCACACAACCTGCGGAACGAGAAGGGCACCATCACCAACTCGCTCGTGCCCGTCTACGACGCTCTCGGGGGACCCGTGCTCCCGGCGCACCGTGCGATGGGTGACGTGCGGCGCGCGATCTTCGTCTACGACCACTTCCGTCGGATGTACGAAGACGCGCGTACTTCGGGCTTGAGCACCCAGCTCACCAAGACGGCCTTCCAGAAGGCCGTTAGTGGCTAGTCAGGTCTAGCTCCTTCCCGACGATCATCGCAGCGATACGGGCAAAGTTGAGAGCGTGGAGACAGTCGTCCGGCTTAGTCGGCGAGTGTCTCCACACTTTCTTTTTCATTTTGGTAACGTGAGTGTATTCCGCGAGGATGTGATCGAACGCGGTATCCATCGCGTCTTTGTTCTTCGTGAACTGAATCTCTTGGTGCTTCATCGACGCCATTAGGGAGTCGATCGCCCAGGTTCGGTTCACGTAGTAGTAGCGCCCCTCGGTGTTGTACTTGATGTGGTACTTGGGATCACCGTAACGGACCTTGAACACCCTCCGATTGTCGAACTTACTACGAAGCATCTCAGTGTTCATGTTGCCCTCGCCTGCGTCACAAAGGACCAAGCGCATGTTGGGCATCATTCCGAGGGTGCTCGCGATTTCTGCGACGTCTTTGAGAGGCTCCGTACCGTTGAAGACCTTGTAGTAGAGCGTCCGATAGCGACGAGTCCCGCGAAGACGCGCGAGAACCCAGAGAGCCGTCATCGAAGCGATCTCGGTGCCACCGCCCGACCAGTCCACCCCCGCCACAGTTTCGATGACGTTTGCCATCGTTTCGTCGCTGGGCTTCATCCCCATGGGGGGTCCGTCGCACGCCGACAGAAGATCGTCACGGGTGAGAAAGCGGGTGCCCAAGGAGAACGAGACGCCGAGCACCTCGTTCAAGAACATCGCTTCGCTATAGGGCCTGGGTCCCTGTAGCTTGTCGAGGATGTCCAGCCACTCCTTGTACGCTTCTTCCTTTTCAGCCTGAGTGTTCCAGGCTGCGGGAACGCACTTGGGCATCATCGGGCGGGAGATGTGGAACCCCTTGATGGGGGCGCCGGGGTTCGTATCGACCCAGACGCCCTCTCGGGGGTTCAGGTCCTTTCCGCACACCGTGCAGATAGGGCCGCGTTTCCCGATCGACTTGACCGAGTGGACGTAGTTGTACTTGTTGCACCCACTGCATTTCATCATCCACTCGGTCTGAGTGGACGCAAGCCAGTACTCGTGAATGTCGTGTTCGAGGGACTTCGGAGTACCGCAACGGGTGATCAGCTTGTACGAGCTGTTGGATAGACACTCACGGACCACGGGCTCGATCGCTTCGAGCAGCATGTCCTGGATCTCATCCATGCAGAGGCGGTCGCACGAATAACCACGGCAACGGTCAGCGTCTTCCTGAGCGTACGTGAATGCGATCTCGGAGCCGTTCGAGAACATGCGCAGGTTGACACGGTTCTCCGACCCGCCCTCGCTGTAGCTGTCTTTGATCAGCGGGGAGTACGTGATCATCTTCCCGACGCGCAGCGTCGAGTACTTGTGCGTCTGCTCACGGGACGGAGCAATAAAGTACGTGCGGAAGTGGTCGAGAGCGATTGACTCGCTGATATTGAACGTCGCGAGAGTTGTGCTCTTACCGACCTGACGGCATGTCATGAGCAACGTCGATTGTGCAGGCGAGTTGTAGATCGCCGTGAACATCGGGTAGTTGCGCAGACTGAACTGCTTGCCGTCGATCTTGATGAGCGACTGAGCGAGATCAGCGCGGGTCTTGTTGACGCTAATGGTCTGCGAGGATGACATTCTGGCGGGCCCTGACGTCCGAGTGTTCCCGAACGTACCTCTTCACGTCAAGAAGCCGTCGGATTTGTACCCCCAGGGGGGTCTCAGGGCTCTGCGCGATCGTAGCCGTGGCACGTTCCAGTGGAAACTTGTCCACCACACTCCAGGCCGCTTCCGTACGCTCTCGAAGCTCCTCATGGCCGCGCGTCATGTTGTTCAACACGTCCTTCACGAACGCGAGCTCAACCGGGGGCACGATGAATCCTTCTTCGTGGAGCACCACGCAGATCGCAGCGTCTACTTCATCGGGATCAGGGCCTTCGTCTTCGGTGCAGGGCTTCTCAACGAGTACGTTGATCTCGGCCATCGCCCACGCGAGTTGCTCGACGGTCGGCTGTCGCACGTCCTCGGACGATGCTGCGATTCCGTCACAGGCCAGAGAAAAGGCAAAGAGGATGTCGTAATCGTACGCCCACTCGCACCCGGTCGCCACCGTTTGTGCGGCGAGAATCTTCGCCATCAGTCCCTCGGTCGGTTCGATCCGACGGCGCTCCAGTTCAATGTGAAAGACCGTGGGTTCCCACTGTCGAACCTGGAGACCGAACATCTGCTTGACCGCCGACCACGCAACGGACACGCAAACGTCGGGATCTTGGAGCACCGTCTGACCGCTCATCACATCCCCGCGGACTTGAGGGCCGTACGGAAGTTTCGCTTCATGTCCGCGGGAAGCGTCTGGATCACCGTGAGGGCCTGCTGCCCGTTGATGTTCCCGTCTTCGTCGCTGATCTCTGGGAGGATATCGGCACCGAGAGCGTCCGAGAAGAAGGTGCTCGGTAGTGCTTCGAGCTGAGACGCCGACACGTTGATGTCCCCCATGTCCACGCCCCCATCAGCCGCGACTTTCTGGGTGTTGAACACTGAGGAGAGAGGGTCTTGAAGATGACGGTGGTAGTACTCGACGAGGTTGGCCTTCTCGTCGAGCTCCCGGATCGCGTCGGCCATCTTGAGCTGCACGGCGCGCGACTTCAGAGCCTTCGGGTCACGCGTTACCCCGGTAGCCAGCTTCTCGAAGGCGTCGGAGATCGAGGCGGTCTTCGTGGCGGCGGCCCGAGCACGAAGGTTTTCGACCAGAGCGCGGGTGTCCGTGACCGTCTTACCGCAGTACTGCACGGTACGAGGGTCGGGCTTGACTCCGTACTCCGCGCACTTTTCGTACACCTTGCCGAAGACTCGCGCCATCGTCACCGGGGTCATGTTCTTGACCTGGGTAAGCAGCCGGGCTTCGGCGTACTTCACCTCAGTGGCGTTCCGTACGGGATATGTGAGCGTCTCGGGGAACAGGCAGTCCTCCGCAGACGCCTGCTTGACCGTGGGCTGCTCGAAGATGCCCTGGGGCACCCGGTACACTTCGACGGCCTCTTTGATCGCGTTCTTCACCTCGACTGGGATCGAGGGTTCATCCTTCGCGTAGAGCCACGAGAGCGCGGCTTCTTTCGCGTTGCGTACGGGGAAACGGCGCTCTGCTTCCCATGCGAATGCGACGTCGGGAATCTCTCCTGAGCTCGCCGACAGATCGGCCGTCTTCACGTACTCGTACGCCTTCGGGTGCGTTTCGAGCAGATCACGGAGACGGGCGTGGCCGGGGTCGTGGTAGACGTCAACGATCTTCACTGGCTATACCTCTACGGTGCGGGGGTCGAACGTGGGGCACACGCGCATGGCTTCGGCCAGGGCGGCACTCTCAGCGGCTTCCGCAGTACGCACTGCGTTCTCTGCGGACTGTAGGACCTGTTGACGAGCGTTGCACTGCGTGGTGCTGATCTCGTAGCTGGCCTGAGCAGTGGCGAGTTGTGCTCGGTAATCTCCGAGCATCGTTTCGTACGAGACGGGGTCCCCACCGTTCAAACAGAACGTCTTCACAACGTTATTGAATGAGATGGTGGGACTGGCGACACAGCTCCCCCCAATCAACGACCCCGTTTCGGTAAGAACTTGTACCTTCTGACGGGCTTCTTGAAGTCTCGAAACGAGGGGGGTAAGGATCGCGAGAACACTCGCCTGTGCGGTACGGCCTGCGAGGCATTGATCGTACGCAAGCTGCGCGACGTTCCGGGTTTCCTTGGCACTCTTCGTTACCTGCTTGGCGGCCGTGTATTTTGCGATGTATTCGTCTTCGACGGACTGACCCGTCCGAGGAAGCGTGTAGTCTGTGTACGGGGTCGTGACGAACTCGCTCTTGTACTTGCGGTACGCGAGGACGAGATCGCTTAGACGATCGAG